CTGCAGGAGCTGCGGGACAAGAAGATCGGCATTGTGGAGGAACGGGTGATCCAGCATCCGAAAATGGCGGAGATGTGCCCGACCTCGGTCAACACTATCCGTATCGCTACGCTGCTGGGCGACAAAAAGCAGGGCATCGTTTACGCCTTTTTGCGCATTGGCAACGGCAAGGTGATGGACAATGTGGATCAGGGCGGCATGGCGGCGCGAATCGATCTGGAAAGCGGAACGCTGTTGACCGTTGGCGCGGACAAGCAGGGCAACACCTACACCGAGCATCCCATGACCCATACGCCGATCATCGGATTCCAGATTCCTTATTTCAAGGAAGCCTGCGATATGTGCCTGAAGGCGGCCCAGAAGGTGCCGCAGATGCGCTTCGTGGCGTGGGACGTGGCTATTACGGAAAAGGGGCCGGTGTTCATCGAGGGCAACAGTTTTCCCAGTCACGCGGTGCCGCAGTTCGCCGCTCATTACCCGGACGGGATCGGCATTATGCGGGAGTTCCGGGAATTTATCGATATTTGAGAAAACAGAAGCAGGGAGCGAACGTGTGGAAAACGCGGGCGCTCCCTGCTTTTTGAAGGGGAAAAACGCGGTTTTTGGAATGAAGAGACACAAGGAGACAAACGGAAACATCCGTATACAGAAAACTGTGATATAGTATATCCTGTCAAAGGTGGGGGACAGAAACCGGAGAGGCTGAAAGGCCGTCTCCGGTTTTTGTATGCCGGAAAAGGCGGAGGAAGAAGGCAATGAATGCAGCGGCGGAAAAAGAGCCGGTGTTTGGGACGGATGAAGGGGAAGGGCTGAATGTTGGAAGGAAAAATGAATTTTTGGAAGGGAAAATGGGGCAAACGAAGGGAAATGTTGGCTGCCCGGAGAGTGAGAGTATTGCGAGTGAAAGGGATAGGCTGCGAACGATGGAGATGGCTGGACAGTTGGAATGCGGAGGGAAACGCGGAGAAACGGCAACGATTGAAGCGGGACTTGGAGAAGCCGGGCTAAAAAGCGACATATGGAGAGAGACAGGGGAGAACGGCCAAGTGGAACGTGAACTGGAGTGTAGGGGATCACTCCCTGCTAGGGACACTGTACTTGCCGGGGAAAATGAGCTAAAAAGCGACACGCGGCGAGAGATAGAGGAAATCGGCCAAGTGGAACGCGAACCGGGGTGCAGGGGGTCACCCTCTGCCGAATTGAGGAACAGGGGTACTGTCCCTGCTGGGAAAAATGACCTAAAAAGCGACACGCGGCGAGAGCAGGGGCAAACTGGCCAACTGGAACGCGAGCTGGGGTGCAGGGGGTCACCCCCTGCTGCTGTTGCGGATGCGGAGGAGGTGCTGGCGGCGCTGACGCGGATTTTGCGCGGAGAGGAAGAAGCGAAAACCAGCGAGGTGCTGCGGGCGGCGGAACTGCTGGGAAAACAGTATGGGCTGTTCGGCGACCGGGAAGGAGCGCCCACAGAAGCCCCGAAGATTGTGATGGACGTGCCGGGACGGGGGGAAAAGAAGTGAACGTGAAGCTGGGAGAAAAAGTGCCGCCGGCCTTCGAGGGGCTGTTCTGGGATATGTATGAGGGACGGCACGACGAGTACTGGCTGAAAGGCGGGCGGGGAAGCGGAAAGTCCAGCTTCGTCAGCCTGATGGCGCTTTGCTTGATGCTGAAAGACCCGGAGGCGAATGTCATCATTTTTCGGAAGGTGGCGGAAAGCCTGCGGGAAAGCGTACTGGCGCAGATGCGCTGGGCAGCGGAGGAAATGGGCATGAATGGGTACTTTCAGTACCGGCTGAACCCGATGGAAATGACCTATCGGCCCACGGGACAGCGCATTTTGTTTCGGGGCGCGGACGACCCGGAAAAGAGCAAGGGCGTGAAATTGCCCAAGGGATATTTCGCACTGCTCTGGTTTGAAGAAGCCAGCGCTTTTCGCGGAATGGAGGAAATACGGACGATCCAGGCCAGCGTGCTTCGGGGAAGAAGAGGCGTGACGGTGCTGAGCTATAATCCGCCGGTCAGCGCCCAAAGCTGGGTGAACGCGGAGGCGCTGAATCCCTGCGAGGGAAGAGTGGTGCATCAGAGCGACTACCGGCAGATGCCGCCGGAATGGCTGGGCGAGACTTTTCTGAAACAGGCGGAACGGCTGAAAAAACGGGACGAACGGGCCTACCGGCATATGTATCTGGGGGAAGCCGTTGGCACGGGAGGAAAGGTGTTTGACAATCTGGACGTGCGGGCGATTTCCCTGGAAGAACGGGATCGTTTCCCGGTGCGGTACGCGGGGCTGGATTTCGGATTTGCCAATGACCCGGACGCGCTGGTGTTGTGCGCGTGGGACAAGCGGGGAAAGCGGCTGCTGCTGTTGGAAGAAGCGGTGCAGACAGGACAGAGCCTGGAAAAACTGGCGGAAAGCTGCCGTAAAATCGCGGGAGAGAAGATCATCCGCTGCGACAGCGCCATGCCGCGGGAAATTGCCGAATTGAGACGGAGAAACGTCAACGCCATCGGGGCGAAAAAAGGGGCGGGCAGCGTGGAGCACGGTATTCGCTGGCTGAAGGAACTGAACGCCATCGTCATCGACCGGGAAAGATGCCCCAAGGCCGCCCGAGAGTTCAGCCTGTACGAATACGCCCGGGGCCGGGACGGGTGCTTCCTGAACGAATGTCCGGATCGAAACAACCACACCATCGACGCAGTGCGCTACGCGCTGGAACCGCTGATGACCGAACGGGTCGTGCGGCTCAGAAAGGGGAGAATCGAATGATCGTGATCGACCGGGAATGGCTGGCGGACGGGGAGCCGTCGCCGGAACTGATCTGGGAAGTGCTGAAGCAGTTCGACGGGGAACGGTTTCGGTTGAACGAACTGAAAGATTATTACGATGGGGAGCACAGCATCTCCGAGCGGTGGCGGGGAAGGGGCGCGCCGAATTACCGGCTCAGTCATGATCTGCCGGGGTACATCGTGGCGATGACCAGCGGCTATCTGACGGGCGAACCCATTCAGTACACGGTCAACGGGGAATGGACGGGCTTTCAGACGCTGCTGGACTGCCTGCGCCGCAGCGCGGCGGGCAGCGTGGACAGCGAACTTGCGGCGGACGCGGCCCTTTACGGCAAGGGCGTGGAAATGTATTACGCCGATGAAAACGCCATGCCGCGGCTTTGCCAGGCAGACGCAAGAAACGCCTTTGTGGTGTACGACAACACCGTGGAGCACAGGCCGGTCTTCGGCGTGATGCTGACGGAACGGCGGAACCGGCATTTTCAGCGGACGGGCCAGCGAATCGAAGTGATGACGGAGGAATGGAACGTCCATTATGAGCGAACCGGCGGAGAGATCCCTCGGGAGACGGGGCGGGAGAGGCACTTCTTCGGCGGCGTGCCCATGACCGAATACTGGAATAATCAGCGGGAACGGGGCGATTTTGAAGGCGTGAAAGCGCTGATCGACGCTTACGACGCGCTGCAGAGCGACCGGGTAAACGACAAGCAGCAGTTTACCGATGCGTTGATGGTGATCTACGGGGCCACGGTGGAGGAGGACGAAGCAGGCAGAAGCGTCCAGCAGCGGCTTCGGGAAACGCGAACGCTGGAAATGCCCGCTGCAGACGCGCGGGTGGAGTATCTGACGAAACAGCTTTCCGAAAGCGACACGGAGATCCTGAAGGACAGCCTGAAGGCGGACATCCACAAGCTGAGCTTCGTGCCCGACCTGACCGACGAGGCCTTTGCGGGAAATATCAGCGGCGTGGCCATGGAATACAAGCTGTTCGGGCTGGAACAGCTGATGAGGGGCAAAGAACGCTGGTTCCGGGAAGGGCTGCTGTGGCGGCTTCGGCGGATGGTGTATTTTCTGCGGCTGCGGGGCTGCCGTCTGCCGGAGGCGGAGGAGATCGGCGTGCATTTTTCCAGAAGTCTGCCGGTGAACCGGCTGGAAGTGGCGCAGACGCTGAAAGCCTATGAGGGGTTAGCCCCGAAAAAGCTGCTGGTTGGGCAGGTGCCCTTTGTGGAGGATGCGGAGAAAGCCATGGAAGAAATGGAAAAGGAAAAGAGGAGATAAAAAGAGCTGCCGAGGGCGGCTTTTTTTATAGAAACAAACGGAAGGGAGAAAAGAGCATGGAAGAAATGACGGTTCACGAACCCACGGAAATGGAACGGCTGGCGCTGGAACGGGAACAGACGCTGCGGCAGCGGGAGGCGGCGCTGGAGATGCGCGAACGCCGCGCCCGGGCGCAGGAGCTGCTGACCCAGCGAAATCTGCCGGCGGAACTGACGGACTGCCTGAATTTTTCGGATGACGAGAGTCTGGAAAAAAGTCTGAATGCACTGGAAAAGGCATTTCTGGAACAGGTGGACAAGGCGGTGGGCGAACGGATGAAGGGCGCGGCGCCACGAAGCGGGGAAAGCGCGCTTTATGCCGGTCAGCTTCGGTCGGCATTGGGACTGAAATAAGGAAAAGAAAAAGGAGGAAAAAGAGATGGCTAATTCGATCGCACTATTCAAACAATTTGTGCCGCTGCTGGACGAGGTATACAAGGAGGCCAGCAAGACGGCGGTGCTGGACGGCCGCCCGGAGCTGGTGCAGGCGGGGGCGAACGCCAACGAGCTGGTGATCCCCAAGATGACGATGGACGGCCTGGCGGACTACAGCCGCAACGGCGGCTACGTGGGCGGCGCAATGAACCTGACCAACGAGACGGTGACCTGCAACTTCGACCGGGGCCGTATGTTCGTGGTAGATCACATGGACAACGCAGACACGGCGGGCGTGGCCTTCGGAATGCTGGCGGGGGAATTTATCCGCACGAAGGTGGTGCCGGAACTGGACGCTTTCCGCTTTGCAACTTATGCGGGCGCGGCTGGGGTCGGTTCGGGCAGCGGTACGCTGAACGACGGAGCGGCGGTGGTGGCCGCACTGCGGGAGGCCATCAACGCCATGGACGCGGATGAAGTGCCCATGGAGGACCGGGTGCTGTTTATTACGTCCGGCCTGCTGGGCAAGGTGGAGGATCTGGACACCACCAAGAGCCGGGAAGTGCTGCGCCGCTTCTCCGACGTGGTGGCGGTGCCTCAGACCCGCTTCTATACGGCCATTCACCAGAACAGCGGCACGGTGGTGCAGAAGGGCGGCGAGACGGCCAGCGACGAGACGGCGGGAGGCTACGCCAAGGATGAAAGCGGCAAGGACATTAACTTTATGGTGATCCACCGGGGCGCGGTGATCCAGTTTTCCAAGCATATCGCGCCCAAGGTGGTAACGCCGGAACAGAACCCGGACGCGGACGCGTGGAAGTTCGGCTACCGTCAGGTGGGCGTGGCGGATGTGTACGAGAACAAGACCGCCGGTATTTACGTGCATCACAAGGCCTAAATGCGCCCGGAAACAGTGAAAGGAGAGCCGCATGGACAAGCAGAAAGGGCTGGAAGAGCTGCGGCTTCGGCTGGAAATTTCCAATGAGGAGCAGGACACGCTGCTGACGGCGCTTTTGGAGGATGCGGAGCAGTATGCGCTGGGGTATACCGGGCGAAGCGTCCTGCCTGCCGCGCTGGAAGGGGCGGTGCTGGAACTGGCGATCCTCCGCTACCGCCGACGCGGCATGGAGGGGGAAACCGTCCATGGAGAAGGCGGCTTACAGACGACTATGGAAGGGCTGCCTTCGGCGTTGGAAAAGCTGCTGAACCGCTATCGGAGAGCAAAGGTGGTCTGATGGGACTGAGCCGCGGAAGAATGAGAAAGCTATGGCTTCATCAGCCCAAAGCACAGCGGATCGCGGACGGTATGGAACCGGCCTTTGAGACGGAGAGCGTCGCACTGCTGGGAACGATCCAGCCGTTGGAAGGAACAACGACAGCAAGGCTCTACGGCGAAGAAAGCGCGGAAATGTCGCTTTTATTGACGGAGGAAAAGACGGAGCTGAAAGAAGGTGTGGGGATCGCGCTGGAGGCGGCAGGAGAATGCCGGTTCCGCATCGCGGCACCGCCGGAACGCTGGAAGACACATCAGCGGGCGGTTTTGAAAAGCATCTAGGAGGCATGGATGGGACTGGAAAAAGTGGGGGCGGCGATAGCCGCCGGTGCAGCGAGCGCCGTGGAACGGTTGTGCATGGAAACTGCGGAAAATGCGAAGGCGTTATGTCCGGTGGGATCCGGAGAATTGAAGGGCAGTATCGCGCCGCAGGTCATGGGCCCTTCGGGAAGCGTAGCCGCCGGGGCGGGCCATGCCGCCTATGTGGAGCTGGGAACCTGGAAAAAGGAGGCCCGGCCTTTTTTATTGCCCGCTTTTGCCATGACGAAAGAAAAAGCGGCGGAGGAAATCGCCCGGGAGATCAGAAACGCGATTCGGGAGGGATGAACTTGAGCGCGGAAGGAGAGAAACGGCGCATTCTGGAAGCACTGGGGAGCGTCGAAACGCTGAAAAACGTCAGCCGCAGCTGGCCCCGCCAGCAGGCGGCACTTCCCTGCGCAGTGGTGACATTGGCCGGGGAGCGACGGGCAGACGAACGGGATGGGGCCGAGTATCTGACGGAAACGGAATACTATGTGCGCTGCTTTGCCCGGACGGGAACGGAAGCGGATGAACTGGCTCCGAAAATTCGGCGGGAGATGGAAAAACTGGGCTATCACCGGGAATTTGCCTGGGAAGAAAGCAGTGAAGCGGTTTTTCAGCGGGTGGAACGGTACAAAAAGTGGATCGGATAAAAGAGAGGAGAATGAGAAAATGAGCCAGAAACGAGCGGCAACGGGTTTTAAGGGCATGGCGTTGGCCCCGGTGACGGAGAACACGCTGACCAGCTACAAGACCTCGGCGGCGGAAAGCCTGCCCTACGCGGGCAGCATGAGCCGCACCTCCAAGGAGAGCAGTACCGACCTGTACTATGACGACGACCTGTACGCCCAGATCAAGAACGTGATGGGCGAGGACGTGGAGCTGCACATGGCGGAGGTGCCGCTGGACCGGATGGCCGATCTGGGGCTGGGCGCCTACGACGAAACCAGCGATACGCTGGAGGCGGACTTCAACGCCGCCGGGAAGGAGTACGCCCTGCGCTTCGTGGTGGACACGGTCAGCGGCCTGCCCTTCTACTTCAACTACCGGCTGTTCCAGCTGACGGGCATCAAGTTCGACAACTTCACCACCAAGCAGGACAGCGTGACCGTGTGCGAGGTCATCATCACCGGCGTGTTCAAGCGGCCCAACATGGCGGGCCTTGCGCCGTGGGCCGTGATGCAGCTCAAGGACGACAAGAGCAATCAGGCCAAGTGCACGGCCTTCATCACGGCGGCGGAGACGAAGCCGGCCACTTAAAAAAGCAGGCCGGGGGACGGAAAACCATCCCCCGGCGCTTTCTAAGGACGAACAAAAGGAGGCCCCATGACGCGCTCGGCAGAGTACTGGAAACGGCGGGCGGAAGCCAACATGGACGGCGTGCAGCGGGGCGCGGAGCAGCGCCTTGCCCGGCTGGGCAGGGCCTACCATCAGGCGGCGCGGGAGCTGGAAGGCGAGGTGCAGCGCATCCTCGGCACATACGCGAAGCGCTTTGACCTGACCCCGGAGGAAGCCGCCGCCGCGCTGCGGGAGCCTGCCGACGAGGAAAGCCGGGCTTACGGCTACCGCGTCAGCCGGGCGGAAGCGCTGGAAAAAGCCATCCGGGAGCGGCTGAACGGGCTGGGGGCACGGCTGGAACGGGAGACTGCCGCCCAGCGGGAATGGACGGCCTCTAAGAGCTACCAGAGCGCCCGGAAGATGATGCGGGACATGACCGGCGGGGTGGTGAGCCAAGCCGTGCCCGATCTGCAGGGACTGCTGCGGGCCATGGACACCGCGTGGTCTGGCCGGAACTACTCCGCCCGCATCTGGCGCAACACGGATCAGCTGGCGCAAATGCTGGAAGACGAGATCGAAGCCGCCTTTTTGAGCGGCAAGAGCGTCCGCCGGATGGCGAACGTCATCATGGATCGCTTCGGCGTGGGCTACCGGGCGGCGGAATGCCTGATGCGGACGGAGACCAGCTACGTGCAGAACCAGACAGCCGCCCAAAGCTACCGGGACGCGGGCTGCACGGACTACGAGATCCTGACCGCCAGCGACCGGCGCACCTGCCGCCGCTGCGAAGCGCAGAACGGAAGGCGCTACTTGTTTACGGAGATGCAGGCGGGGGAGAACGCGCCGCCCTTTCACCCGAACTGCCGGTGCACGATCTTGCCGGTGGTAGGGGAAGAAGAGCGGCTGGCGAAAAAGGCCGGGCAGGAACTGGGCTTTGCCGTTGCAAAGACGGGGGAAAGTGGTATAATAAAGGTGAAAAATTCTGACCTTCCCAACGGCCTGCCGATCAAGGGAACGCCAAATTCGACGGTTGATAAAACGGACGACAGCGGCGTGACGCTTCAGCGCAGACTTTATGGAGAAGACGGTCTTGCGTTGACGGACTACGACGTTTCAGACCATGGCTTGCCGCATTTGCATCCGACCGGTGCGCATAAGCATATGTACAGTCATGGCAGACGGCCGGTAAGAGGAAAGCCGGAAAAGCTGTCGAAGGAAGAGCTGGAACAGAATTCGGACATCATCAAGGACGGTGAAAATTACCATGACAAGGGCTGAATTTGTTGAGAAAATTGAAAACGGCTCCGACATCATGTTTGACGTGCGGGGAAAGCATTTCACGATCTTGACATGGCCTGACGATGGGATTGCCATTGATGAGCAGTATCCGAACGACGGAAATGTAAAATACTTCAGAACTGCCGAAGAACTGGTAGACGGATTTTTTGTCGACGGGAAACCGATTGCTAATATTGCCGATGAAATCAGAATTACGGAATATACCTGATGAGGATGAAACAGATGAGTGAGCCGAGCCGCATTCAGACGAGAGAAGGCATCAAAGGCGTTGAAAAAGCCATTGCTTTAGAAGCTGCGAAGGGTTATTGCACCCGGCATGGCTATTCCATGCATAAGCTCGCCGAAAACAGGTTCCATCTGATCGGCGGCGTGGCCGTGTTCTCTGTCCCAAGTCCTGTGAAGCCAAATGGACTGATGAATGACAGAGAAACCCAACCATTGCCGACGCTGATTCTTCGTCAGGAAGACGGAAAACTAACGTTTGAAACCACCGAATATACCGAAAAATACCTGAAATAACAGAACCCGGAAATCCAGACCGCCACGCTGAAAGGCAAGGCGGTTTTTTCATACCCATTTTGAAAAAAGGAGACGAGCCATACATGACGAGCAAGAACAGCGCGGCCCTTTCCCTGCCCAAGAGCCGGACAGTGCGGGGGTATGAGATTCGAAAAATGCCCATCGGGGCGTTTCTGGA